TGCCAGATGAACCGCAGCATCGAGACCAGCGAGAAGCGGCGCCGGCCCATGCTCTCGGACATCAAGGACTGCGGGCAAATCGAGCAGGACGCAGACGTGGTGCTGTTCTGCGATCCGGTGCCGATCAAGGCCACGGCCGACGACGACGAGCTGCGCTTCCTGCAGGGCCGGGCGCTGGAGGAGGTGCCGGCCGAGTGGAAGGGGGACGACTGGCAACGGTTCCTCTCCCGCGTGGATATCTTCGTGGCCAAACAGCGGGATGGGGAATCCGGCATCGCCGCGGAGTGCGTCTTTATCAGGAAGTGGGTACGCCTGGTGGACTGCTACGTGCCCACCCGGGAGTCGCGGGAGTCGGCGGAACAATCAGTCCAGGAGGTGTTCGAGTGAAGACATGCTTCTCGCAGCAAGCCCGGCCGCTATCCGGCAAGGCTCGAATCGCCACCCTGCGGGCCACCCGCTGGGCGTTGGCCCGGGAGATTCGGGCGCAGCTCCGTCCGGTGATGCCACGGGAGGACGTGGCCAAGTACTTTGGCGTCACGCCAAACTACATCGAGCAGATCGAGCTGGAGGCCCTGTCCAAGGTCATTGTCCGGCTCAAGGAGGCGTGCCGTGGAGCCTGACATCCCGGAGCAACGCTGGGGCAGCACGCCCAAGCAGGACCTGCCGCTGCGCTGGAACCCGGCTGGCGGCCCCAACCAAGCCGCGTGGAGGCCCGGCGGCGTGGCTGGCGGCGACAGCAAGCGGGTGCTGGTGTGGGTGGGCAGCCAGACGCTGGAAGTCTGGGAATGGGTGCTGGCCAGGGTGGAACAGTACCGGGCGGCGTACCCAGGGCATCCGGCCAGCCGTTACCACGCCGAGGCCGGGTTGGATCTTATTTGTTGGCAACGCCGCGTGACCGCTGGGGCGGCGCTGGCGTGGCTGGCTGACTGGATGGAGTGCACATGTATCCCATGAAGAAACCCAAGTACATCCTTGAGACCTACCGGCGCCGCGGCAAGTGGCGGTGGCGGGTGAAGCATCGCAATGGCCGGGTGCTGTTCGCCTCGACCGAGGCCTACAGCCGGCGCTGCGATGCGCTGCGGCCGTTGCGTGGGTTCATCCATGAGAAGACGGGAAACTGGTGGGCCAACTTGCGCACGCAGCAATGACCGCCGACACCATCGTCCTGCGCATCGAGCGGTGGAACGAGCAAACACGTCAATTCGTGTCTATTGAGAAGCGGGTTACGTTTGATGAATTGCTGGTGATACGTCACCCAAGCCAACGTGTGTGGGATCGTCTGTTGACGATGCGGGCAGAACTGGACACCAAGCAACGCCATGATCGACGCGATTAACATTTTGTACGCCGGCACGGCACCGACGCGTGTCTTGGCCAGATGCTGTGAGCAAGTAGGCGACTGGGACAGTGTTGAAACTGTAGAGTTGCTGGCACGCTATGCCAAACACCCTGACAAGAGTGTGAGAATCGGCGCCGTCCATGGTTTGTCTAAGCTGAGAAAGTACCAAGTGGCAAACGCGATGCTTCGCGTTATTGCAATAGATGAGTCGGCCGGTAGCGTTTGGTTCGCTGCTTGTGAAGCGCTGGACAATGACCGCACTGGACGCCCAAGCTGACGCCCTGGAGGCCGAGCTGCAGCCGACGCCATGGCCGGCCATGCCGTGGCCGTTCGGGCGCGACCACTACCTCCGCGCCGTCCAGAACAAGGACGTGCTGGGCGAGCTGATCGAGGCGTACAAGGCCCGGGAGGAAGCCATAGAGCGGGCGGTGGTGGACCCGCTGCGGTACGGGTTCGTCATCCCGTGGTGGAAGCGGGCCGAGGCGCTGACCCTGACCACCCCGCTGCTCTGCCTGTTCGGCGGAAACGGATCGGGCAAGACCCGGTTCCTGGCTTGGTACGGGGTCAAGAAGCTGCTGGAGAAGCGCGGGGCCAAGGTGCTGTGGCTCCACGAGGCGGAGAAGGCGTCCATCGACGTCCAGCAGCCCGAGATCTACGCCTACCTGCCGCCCGAGTGGAAGGCGCAGCGGTCCCGCGGCCGGGTGACCAACCTGGACTACACGGTCAAGAACGGGTTCCCGAACGGTCGATTCGTCTGCCCCAACGGCAGCGTGGGCGTGTTCGGCTACTACGGCCAGCAGGTCAAGGACTACGAGGGCGGCGGCTGGGACCTGATCCTGGCGGACGAGAACATGCCGCTGGAATGGCTCAAGACACTGATGTTCCGGCTACCCCGCAAAGGCGGCAAGATGGTGTGGGGCTACACGCCGATCAACGGCATCACCCCGGCCATCCGGGAGATCGTGGGCACGGCCAACACCATCGAGCACCGCCGGGCCGAGCTGTTGCCCGAGACCCACGTCGTCACACCCGACACCCCGCCGGGCCGGGCGCCATACGTGCAGGAGGCCAGCCTGTACAACGCCCGCATCCTCTACGCCTTCACGGAGGACAACCCCTTTGCCGGCTACCAGCAGGCGGTGCAGCAAGCGCGGGACCAGCGCGTCGAGGTGATTGAGCGGCGGTTCTACGGGTGGGCCCGCAACACCCGGGGCCGCATGTTCAGCACCTTTGGCCCGTGGAACATCATCCGCCCCGACCGGATCCCTGAGGAAGGGACCAACTACATGGTGGCCGACCCGGCGTCGCATCGCCCTTGGTTCTTTCTTTGGCTGCGGGCTGTGCCGGGGCCGCGGCCGACCTGGTACGTGTACCGCGAATGGCCCGACCTGGCGTCCTACGGGGAATGGGCCATCCCGACCAACCGTTCCCCCGAGGAAGGCGGCAAGGGCTGGGACGGCGACGCCGGGCCTGCCCAGGGAATGTCCTTGGGCTACGGCATCGCCCAGTACAAGGCGCTCATCAACCGGCTGGAAGGTCGGCCGTTGAAGACCGATCCCAAGGCGCCGGTGAAGATCCGGACCGGCGAGGTGATCTTTGACCGGCTGCTGGATCCGCGAGCCGCCCGCACCGAGCACATCACCGAGCAGGGTGGGACGTGCATCCAAGACCAGCTCGCCCTGGAGCACCCGGGCGAGGATGGCGTCATGCTGCCCGGCATGTACTTCCGGCAGGCGCCGGGGCTGAAAGAGATGGAGGGCGAGGAAGCCATCAAGGACGCTCTTTGGTTCAACGCCGAGAAGCCGCTGGATGCGGTACTGAACGCCCCGCAGCTCTACGTGAGCGAGAACTGCGGGAACCTGATTTGGGCTCTGAGCAACTACACCGGGCGCGACGGCGCCAAGGGTGCGTGCAAGGATCCCATTGACTGTCTGCGCTACCTGCTGACCGCCGGGCCCATGTACGTGGGCACGCAGGTGCTGCGCTCATACGGCGGAGGGGGTTATTGACCATGACCGTTGCCGAGTTCAAATCGTTGCCGTTGCTGCTGTCTCGATCCGAAGCCATGCGGGTGCTCGGGGTGAAGGACAAGCAGACCTTGGACGCCATCCGCTCCAACCATCCGCCCATCGCCGTGCGCCTGCCGGGCACCACGCGGTGGTCCTACAGGAAAGTGGAGCTGGCCAAACTGGCGGGAGTCTCTTTGACCCAGTAGCTCGTTGCGCACCCGTCCCGGAATCGCTACACAACCCCAGGGGAAGCACGGCGGCGTCATGCCGCCATGACCGACGACCAGAAGAAGCTCTACCAGACCGCCGACAAGCCCGACGTGGCGGCGATCATCTCCGAGTTCCAGCGATGCGGCCCTTACCGGGGCGAGATCAACACCGCGGCATCGGCCGATGACGTCCGGTTCTGCCGCTGGGGCGGGCAGTCGCCCGACGGCAAGAAGCACGACCAGCCGGATCGGGCCGCCTTCCCGTGGGACGGCGCTTCGGACACCCGGGTGATGCTGGCCGACACCATCATCCGGGAGCGCACCGCCCTGTGCGTCACCGCGTTCTGGCGGGCCATGATCAAGCCCAAGGCCGCCGACGACGACGCCGGCCGGTACGCCGTGCGGCTGGCCTCGTACTTCGTCAACGAGCGCCTGTACGAGCAGATCATCCGGGAGGTGGAGCTGTCCGCCCAGTACCGGGAGCACTACGGCTGGACGGTGCTGTATCCCACCTGGAAGCAGCGCATCGCCCTGCGCCGGCAGGACGTGACCTTGCAGGCGTTGGCGCCGGTGGCGGTGGCCCTGGCGCAAGAGGGCGTGGTGGCGCTGGGCCCGCAGGGTGGCGAGCTGGCGGCGTTGGAACAGCTTGTCATGGATCCTACGCTGGAGGACCAGGCCGTCGAGGTGTTCGGCGTCATTTACACCGAGTACAGTCGCCGGCAACTGGCCGATGCCCTGGACTCCGACGACGTCCCGGCGATGAAGCCGGCCACCATGCGCCGGCTGGTGCGGGAGCTGCGGGAAGACGGCAAGGCCTCCGTCCCCCTGCCCTACCTCTGCGAGAACGGGCCCATGATCTACGCCCTGCGACCGTGGGACGAGGTGTACCTGCCGCCCGACACCACCGACATCCAGAAGGCCCGCCTCATCTTCATGCGGGAGTTTGTCACCGTGGCAGAGTTGCAGACCCGGGTGCTGACCGAGGACTACCGCAAGGCGTGGGTCGAGGAGGCGGTGAATCAGGCCGGCAAGGTCACCGACTGGCAGTCGGCCAGCGGCTACCACTACGGCTCGCCGCCCACCGCCATTTCCGAGGCCATGGCCCGATCCGGCGCCGCCCACGCCGGCACGCCGTCGGAGCTGATCGAGGTCATCCACGCGTTCCGCCGGACGGTCGATGCCGACGGGGTGGCGGCCATCGAGCGGACCACCTTCCACGCCTCCATCAAGGACAACTACGCGCTCCACCAGCTCGTGGACGACGTGGACGGCGAGTATCCGTTCGTGGCCGGGGCGCAGGAGCACTGGTGCCGGCGCATCACCGCCAGCCGCGGCGTGCCCGAGGTGGTGTGGACCTGGCAGAACGAATTGAAGGCGCAGCGCGACGGCTTGGTGGACCTCACCAGCATGGGCGTCATACCGCCCATCAACGAGCCGGTGGCCCCGCTGGGCACCCGGTACAAGTTTGCCCCCGGCGCCCGCAACCAGGTTGCCCCCGGCCGGGAGCCGCAATTCATGAATGTGCCCACCAAGGGCGTGGTGCTGGCGGACCGGGCCATCGAGCTGGTGAAGGCCGAGGTGGACAACTACTGGGGCATGATGTCCGAGCGCGTCCCGCCGCCCCGCGTTCAGGCCATGCAGGCCATGTGCGTCCAGGGCTTCCTGATCTTGTGGAGCCGGGCCCTGGCGATGATGGTGACGCTGGCCCAGCGCTACATGAGCGACGCCGAGTTCTCGAACATCACCGGCGCCCCCATGGGTTGGCTCACCCAGCGCCGCTACGCGCCCGGCCTGCTGAGTGCCGAGCTGCACTTCGACGTCCGGGAGCTGGACCCCGAGTACGTGCTGGCCCAGATCCAGGCGGTCAATCAGACCGTCATCCCCACCGACGTCAGCGGCGTGGTGGACCGCACCAAGTGGGTGGAGATGCAGCTTCGCACCATCAACCCTACGTGGTCCCGCGAACTCATCGTCCCGAAGGCCTCGGCCTCGGCGCAACTGTTCCAGCAGGTGCAGAACGACATCGCCCTGATGTTCCTGGGCAACGAGCCCAAGTACGTGGAGAACGATCCCACCGCCTCCAGTAAGCTCCAGTTCGCCAGCCAGATCGTGGCGTCCAACCCCAACTACCAGTCCGGCCTCCAGCAGGGCGGACGCTTCGCCGAGCTGATGCAGAAGTGGGCGATGAACCTTCAATTCAGCATCACCCAGGAGCAGAACAAGCAAGTCGGCCGCATCGGAGTGACCCCAAATGAACGCTGAATTCCGCCGCCAATTCGTCGAACGCCTCGCCCTGGCGTCGCCCAATGACAAGCTGGTGGCCGGGTTCGACCGCTTGCTGCAGGAGAT